CAACGATCCGTGCTACCCTCACGGACTTCAAAGGCGACGCGTTCTTCCTTTCCACGCCCAAAGGTCGCAATGATTGGTACTACCTTTGCGAGCGCGGATGGTCGACAGATCAGAAGTTCAGGAATTGGTACTTCAAGTCGAGCCCAACTGAGGCGAATCCTCACCTTGATCCTCAAGAGATCGTTGATCTGCGCGAAGAAGTCGGCCCAAATATGGCCCACCAAGAGGTCGACGCCATGTTCCTCGAAGAGGGCGGGCGCTTCTTTGATGAGTGGATCGAAACCAAGGACATCAAGAAGGACAGTCTCCACGAGATCAGCTCTTCCACCATCGACATCCTTCCTCATTGGGACTGTTGGGGTGCGTTCGACTGGGGTAAGTCGGCAGAGTTCTGCTTCCTGCTGTGCGTAACCGACGACAACGGCAACGTGATCGTGATCGATGAGGAATACGAAGCTGGATGCTCCGATTTGCAGATCATTGAGAAGACCACTGAGTGTATCAGAAGGAACTACAAGCTCTACGGCCTTGATGCGCTGGCAAGCCTCCCGCAAGTTAGAATCTACGCTGATGACTCGATTTTTCCACCGCGCAATCCGAAGGAGCGCATCGGTGAATACACGGTCGAGAAATATTGGCATCGCGGACTTAATGGCATGATCCCAGCCAACAAGGGGCGCAGAGTCCCTGGCTGGAACCGTGTCAAGGAATGGATGCGCTTCCGCGACGCGGATGGCACCCCTGGCCTTCGCGTGTTCCGCGACAAGTGCCCGAACCTTTGCCGAACGATCCCGCTCATGGTTCGCAAAGCAAAAGACCCCGAGGACTGCGAGAGCGGTGGCGAGGATCACGCTTGCGACACCCTTCGCTACGCAATCCAGCGCCCTCGCCCGTCGATCCTGACCGAGAAGCGTATTGTCGAGCCAATCCAGAAATTCCTAATCGGCTGGAAAGAGCCTGAGAAGAAGCACTACGCATGACAATTCTAATAGCAACTTTTGCAATTCTACTGATCGCATCGGTCCTCTTGTTGTCCTTCGTTGCTTGGCAGCAGCATCGGATCATGAAGAAGATCTCCGCAAGCTACACCGATCAGCAGCTCTTTATCCAGCGACGATCTCGCCAGCAGGTTAACCACTACGCCTGATGCCTAACCCACTCTCAAAACTCAACACGGGGAAGTCTTGGAAGGAGCTGTTCGGCTTCAAGCTCCGAGATCCCGACAACGTCGACAGTGACATCCGTCCCCAAGATCTGGAAATGCCAGACGAGCCAGAGGACGAACACGAAGAGGCCCTGGTCGACCTGGTCATGGACCGCTTCAAGTCGGCATCGAGCGTGAAGGAACTGCACCAGCGTGAGTGGCTTGTGTGCCAGGCATTCCGTATGGGGAATCAGTGGGTCCAGTGGCGCAATGATGAGCTTGAAGACCTCCGAGATCCCGACGATCCAAAGCGCGCATACACTACCAACGACCAGATCGATCGACTGATGAAGAAGCTTAAAGCGCGGGCTACTCAATCGAAGCCCGACGCCTCAGTTAAGCCGCTTTCATCCAATCCGCTCGACATCGCAGCAGCCGCAGAAGCGCGAGATCTGATCGCCCACTACGACGCGAAGTACAACCGCCAAGAGCAGACCCTTCAATGGGTCGACAGTGTTTTGTCGACTTCGACAACATGTCTTAAGGTCGTGTGGAATCCATCGGCACGGGTACTTGCGCCGACGAAGAGCGGTATTGCCAAGTACCAGGTGCTCGGAGAGATTGAAGAAGAGCTGGTTCCACCTGACGAACTCTATCCAAATCCAAGCGCCCGCGATTGGCCTGACATCGATTGGCTGATTCATCGCTATGTGATGACACTCTCCCGTATCCAGTCGCACTTCGGCGAGCGGGGAATGCGAGTGAAGGGGCAGAAAGCTCGCGGCACCGACAGCGCCTACAGTTGGACAGAAACTCGTTTGGACGCGATATCGGGCGAGGGAGCCCCAACGATCACCAGCAATGAAGAGACCGCAACGGTCTACGAGTGTTGGGAAAAGCCAAGCTTGCGATATCCCAAGGGGCGATTACTCATCGTTGCGGACGGCATTCTCCTCACTGATCCTGACCAAGTTGATTGGCCCTACGAGAAAGACGACGATTTTCCGTTCATCCCACTGCGCTATGAGATGCGATCACGCGGGTTGTGGTCTCTCAATGCGGTGAGCCGATTGGTTCCAATTCAGCGCCAGTTGAACGTGGTAACCTCTCGAATGCAGGATCGGATGCAGAACGACAAGGTCATTGTCGCTGTACCGACAGGTGGCGGCTTCGGGCTTGACGACTTTTCGAGCCCCAGCAGCGCCTACGAGATCCGTTACAACCAAGGGTTCGAGCCGCAGATCTTCCAACCTTCGCCGCTCAACGAAAGTCATCTCGCCCTCGCCAACTGGCTAATTGCTCAGATGGAAAACATTTCGGGTGTGCACGAGATCTCGAATGGAATAACACCGCCTGGCGTCGAGGCAGGCAATGCGATCGAACTACTCCAGAATGCCGACCAGACACAGATGGCCGAGTTCATTACCCTAATTGAGGTAGCGCAAAAGCGCCGCGCCGAATGGGAGATTGCACTTGCTAGCCAGTTCATTGCTGAGCCGCGATTGATTGCGGTCTCAACATTGCCAAGTCAGGTACCGCAAGCTCAGACACCGAACCAGCTTCCGCCAGATGCCGCAGGCGGCATGGTCTCCGCGGCACCACCCACGCCTACTGGCCCCACCCCAGCGATGGCGGTCAGGGCCTTCGAAGGACTTACGAAGGGCGGTCAGGTTCACATCGAAGTCGTTCCTGGATCGGCGACACCGAAGTCACCCGCGGCACGCTTGCAGCAGTACCTCGATCTCGCCAAATACGGCTTCTTTGATCCGCAGAAACTTCCAGTGCTCAAGGTCGTTGCAGACCTCATGGGCATCGAACGCTCCGACGTTTTCACGGATCGGATTGACCAAGCATTTGCCGCGGTTCAGGCACAGCAACCACCGCCACAGGTGCTCCAACAGATGCAGGCTGAGCAAGACCAACAGAAGCTCCAGATGCAGCTTGAGGCCCAGGCCCAAATGGAGGCGATCAAGGTCCACGGAATGGTTGAGGTCGAGCAGATCAAGGCCCAGCTTGTTTCACAACTGCAAGCACAGAAGGCTCAGGCCCAGGCCGACGCCCAGCTCAACGATCACCACCACGACGCCGCGATGCACGGGTTGGAAGCCATCACCCCGAATGTCTCGATTGGCTTCACTGGCAAGCTTGGAACAACCGCGCTGCCAAGCGCTGAGCGGATGATCGGCCTGGACGCCGACAGCCCTGCTGAGGTTGAGAAGCTCAACGCGCCACCGCAAAAACCGAACCAGGACAAGACTGGCAGATAAGACTAATTGCGAGAATTGCTATTCTCGCAGAAGGATAGACCATGACATCCAAACAATTGGCGGCTAAAGCCGCACGTGCGAAGGCAGAGGCTGAGGCTGCTGCTAAGGCCGAGCAAAGCGCGATTCGCGAGTTGATGACCCCCGAACAGCAGGAGCAGTGGGACCACATTCAATCAGACTGCTCGGCACCAACAGCCGAGGAACCTGAACAAACTGAGGGTGTCTCGCTCATCCCAGACTTTCCAACTCTCTTCCTCAACGATGCACCAGAGGACGAAGATCCTAATGCGGGCACCGACTTCTTTGTCGAAGACAAGCCAGCGCCCAAACCGCACAAAGTGCCAGCCGCCGTAGCCACAGGCTGGATCGCTGATGTCGACGACCTCTGGCATCCGATCGAACGCATTGGGTCGATCTCAGTGCAGAGCGGTGGGCATGTGACTGGATTCGTTGACGGCAAGTCGTACCAGTTCGCCAGCTTCCCTGGCGATAGCGTTGCGGCACAGCAATTCCGCCTTCACTTGGCGGAACAGATCGCTAGGGCCAAAGGCCACAAAACACCTGAAAAGGACTAATTGCAATTCATGCCAGATTTCGAAGAAGGGGCGGAAAACATTCTCGCTGACGCGCCGCCCGCGGACAGCACTGACACCAACATCGACGCCAATGAGCTTGATACTGATCAGGAACTCGTAAGTCCTGAGCCAGAGCACCTCGACACGGAAACAGAGGATGCGGATCAGCCAGAAGCGACTCCTGAACGTGAGGGATATATTCCCCGCGCCAGATTCGATGAGGTCAACACCGAGCGCAAGCTTGAAGCAGAAGCCCGAGCACGACTTGAGGCTGAACTACAGCAAGCACGCGCCGAAAAAGAGCTTTTGACCAAAGCCCATGCCGCTGGATACGCCGACATCAACGAGTACCAGCGCTGGGACAACTGGGCAAAGGCCAACAATTACGGCTCAATCGAGGCGTACAACGAGCTGTCCGCCTACAGCAACACGCTCAATCAGCGTGTCCTCGACGGCGACCTCTCCGAGGAATCTCGCCTGGAACTCTACCAGGCTCGCCAGGAGCGCTTGCAGCTCAAGTCCGAGGTCGAACAGGCGCGGCAACTTCTCAAAACGGTTCAGACTAACACCTTGGACCAGACCATCGCTTCAGCGAAGGCACAGTTCGAGGTCAGCGAGGAACAGTGGAAGCCAATTGAAGACCTGATGCGCAAGATCGGCAATCCTGCTGGCGTGCAAGAGGTCATCAAGACCTTCGCTCCTGTGCTGAGGACTTCTACCAAGAAGGCTGCCACCGACGCCGTGATTGAGCACAACGAGAAGAAGAGCGCCGAGCGCAACTCTCCAGTTCCTATGAGCCGAGGAAAGGCATCCCCTGTCTCCTCCGCCAAGGACGATATGAGTTGGAAGAACAAGTCGTTCACCCAACTCGCTCGTGAAGCTGGATGGTTCAAGCAAAAGCACTCGGCTTAACCAAATCGAAACCACCGCCGCCTACCAGGGCGGCTTTTTTCATGACCGAAATTTCAAAGGAAAACTAAGATGGGAAATCTAGACACCAATGCACTGACATTGGCGGAATATGCCCTCCAGAGCAACTCGCCGATGGTCAAGCAAGTGACCTACAGCCTGCTCGAAAACGGAAACGTGTTGCAGGATATTCCCCTGCTCACTCAGGCCACGCTTGTTCAGCAGGGCGTCGTGTTCGTTGGCAACCTGCCGACCGTTCACTTCCGCAACATCAACGAAACACCGCAGGTAACCAAGGGCCAGCCCACTCCGTACCAGGAGCAGGCTTACATCATGAGCGACCGCTTTTCGATTGACAAGCGCCTCGCCAACGAAGAGAATGCGATCCAGGACCCGATGAGCGTCCAGGTCGATGCATACCTCCGCAACGTGACGTACAAGTTCAACGATGTCTTCATCAACAATGACCCTGTCACTGGTGACGCGAAGGCTCCTGTTGGGCTCAAGTACCGCATCTCGAACCCGACCAAGTACCACGTCGACAGTGACATGTCGATCAACGGCATCAACGGTTCCACAATCACCGCGACCTCGGCCATGAACGAGGCCAATGCTCTCGACCTGTTCGAGGCAATGGACACCGCACTCTCGTACATGGGCAACGACAGCGGAAACGGCGTTGTGTTCTACTGCAACGATGCGCTCCTCCGCAAGCTCAGCCGCGCCGCCAAGCAGGCTGGCCCTGCGGCTGGCTTCACAACCCAGACTGACGCCTTCGATCGCCAGGTCCTCAGGTACCGCGGTGCAACGATCCGCGACCTTGGTCGCAAGGGTGGTGCTGGCTCGACCCGCATCATCTCGAACACCGAGAACAATGATGGTACCGATCCAGGCAACGGCAATTACACCTCGATGTACGCAGTCAACTACGGCGTGAAGACGTTCTGTGGATGGCAGTGGGAAAAGCTTGCTCCGCGCAACATGGGTCTCGACCCTGTCTCGGGGACCAGCTTCAACACCGTCATCGACTGGGCCGTTGGCCTGTGGTGCCCGCACACTCGATCGATCGCACGCATCTACAACATCAAGACTTCCTAAGTCTTATTGCTAGATTTGCAGTTCAGAAGGTCCGCGAAAGCGGGCCTTCTTCAATTTCAAGGATAAACCACAATGGCATACGATGCAAACATCACGCTCCAGGCGCTTACCACGGCTACCACAGCAAACGTGACTGGCTCGGTCCTGGACACCAAAACGGGCACACCCCGCGCTGGCGTTATTCCGAAGGCACGCTGGATCTACAGCGGCGCGAGCGCCGCAACTGTCGGCGCAGTCTGGACTCCCGTGATCCAGCGCTCCAAGGACAACTCTACTTGGGTCGACTACATCACGGGCGACACCATCACGGCAACGACCGCGGCGCAGTCGGGCGTGTTCTTCCTTCCGTTGGTCACCGACGAGAATCACGAGTACCTTCGCACCGTTCTCAAGGTCTCTCCGACCACGGGATCTCCGACTTTCGCCTTCCAGGTGGACTTCGGCATTTCCCAGCCTTAGGCGATCAGCCAGGCGGCTCCCAAGCCGCCTGGCTTTTTCACTGTATAAGCCCCTGCGAGGTGATCCCCTATTGGCACGAGATTTAAGTTTCCGAGAACGCGAGTTGGTTCGCGATAGCATCGCTGGTGTGACGTTCATGTTCTTCGACTGCGAGAAAACATTTAAGCACGCAGACTACTCCACGAGGCAGCGAGTCATCCTGGAATCCCTTCGCCCAGTGTGCGATGGACTTGCAGATGATCACATGTTCAAAGATGTGATGACTATGCTCGCCGACAAGATCAACATGCTCAAGGGAGGCAATTAATGCCCCTTGAAGTCGAGACAGTCAGCACTCCAGCCGACGCTCTCACACTCTCCCGCGAAGCCACAAAGCTCCACCACGAGAAGAAGTTCGAAGAGGCGGAAGTCAAGTATCTCGAAGCTCTCGCAATCTCAGATGAGGAGCCTTACATCCTTCGCGACTACGGCACGCTCCTCGGACAGACATGCCGTTACGAGCAGGCAGTTGCAGCTTTGAAGAAAGCTCTCGCAATCGAGCCAAACGATCCTATCATTAACGCTCAGCTCGCGATCGGTCTCGGTAAGATCGGCGACTTCGACGGCCAGCGCCTTCACTACGAGCGCGCCCTCGACATCTCCCCGAATGCGCCCAATACCATGTGGAATTTTTCACTCCACAAGCTCCTGATGCGCGAATACCAGGAGGGATGGGAGATGTACCAGTGGGGTGTGGTCAGCGGTGGCCGCACTCGACGAACATATAAGCCTGAGTGGGATGGACGCCCTCTTCCGAAGGGCGCGAATCTATTCGTGTGGGCCGAACAAGGCTTCGGCGACACCATTCAGTTCATCAGATTTTTCAAGCAACTTCGAGAGCATGTCGGTCCCAAGGTCCGCATCACATTCGAAGTGCAGCCGCAACTTTTCTGTCTCTTCCAGTCGCTTCCTGGCGTAGATGCCGTGGTGACCCAACAGGCTACTGGATCGATCCCTTACCGTGTGTTCGAACATGTTAGCCTGATGTCACTCCCGCGGGTGCTCGGGATTGTGGATGAGAAGGATTTCTGGTTCGGGGCGTACTGCAAGGCCAACGGCCTGGAAAACGCCGGCAGGGGCGGAGCCCCTGCCGCACTCAAGGTCGGCGCGTGTTGGAAGGGCAACCCCCAGCACAATGACGACGCAAATCGAAGCATCAACAAAGACGAGTTCCTGACCGCGCTCTCCCACCCGAATGTCGAGCTGATCAAGCTGGTTCCTGGTGAAAACGAAGAGTTGAAGACCTGGCGCGACACAGCCCGCATTATCTCACAGCTCGACCTCATCGTGACCGTCGACACAGCCGTGGCTCATCTCGCAGGAGCGATGGGTAAGCGCGTGTGGCTCCTGCTGCCGTTCATTCCCGACTGGCGCTGGAGTTTGGACCGCGACCACACGCCTTGGTATCCCAACACTCGCCTCATTCGACAGCCGAAGCTTGGTGATTGGGCGACAGCTCTCGACGAACTTGCGATTTCACTGTCGGAGGCTGCCAGTGGCTAATGTGATCACCCATGCTCGCTACGGGCAGATGATCTACGATCCAGATGACTTCTGGCTCGGCAGATCATTCCGCCTCTACGGTGAGTTCTCAGAGTGCGAGACCGACGTTTTCAAGTCAGCCATCAAGCCTGGCGATGTCGTGGTGGATGCGGGTGCGAACATCGGGGCGCACACGCTTCTGTTTGCGAAGCTCGCGGAATCTGTGCTCGCATTCGAGCCTCAGCGCCTCATCTTTCAAACGCTGTGTGGAAATCTCGCCATCAACAATGTGACCAACGTGTATGCGTTTCAGGTCGGATTGAGCAATGGCGCAGGGAATATGTTCCTCACAGTTCCGCAAGACAATTGCGGAGGCGGCGCACTGGTCGACCACGGCACCGAGGGTGAGCCTGTCGATGTGCGGGCGCTCGATGACTACCGACTGACGCGCGTGGACTTCATCAAGGCTGACGTGGAAGGTCATGAGGCGAAACTCCTCGCAGGCGCAGCCGACACCATCAAGCGTTGTCGACCCTTGCTTTACCTCGAAAACGACCGTGGCGACAAGCAGGCACTGATCGATCAAGTCAAAGCGCTTGACTATGACCTCTGGTGGCACAAACCTCCGCTCTTCAACCCCGACAACTACGCTGGCAATCCCATCAACGTGTTCGTGTTTCCCACCAAGGAGCCGAACAACTACGGGATCATCGTCAGCGACAACATGCTCTGTGCTCCAAAGGAGCGAAACTTTCAGGCGGAGATCGACACCTGGTCCGACGCCGAACACTACGAATCAATCAAAGGATAAGGACCAATGGCTTCCCCTACTCTCTCTTCATCCCATAACGTGATCGCCGAGGGCGATGTCGCCGCGGGCTCAGCCCCAGCAGCGAATCCCATCAGCATTGCAGGTTTTGACGGCACCAATGTTCAGCGCATCCGAACCGACACAAACGGCAACATCGTGACGGTTCACAAGACGCCAATCACGCTGACCTCGACCCCGCTTACAGCCAACAGTGTCTACACTCAGCCTGCCTGGAACGACTCATCGCTTGATGGCTCCGTGTACATCACTGTGTTGGCGTACGCCGACCAGGCTTCGGCCACCAATGGCCTGATCATCCAGGAAACCGACGACACTGGAAACAGCAACATGTTCCGCACAGTCAACACCATGACAGTTGCGGCCTCCACTTTGGTTTCGTTCACCGCCGCGGTTCGCTCGCGCTACTGGAGAGTGCAGTACACGAATGGGGGCACCAACCAGACAAGCTTCGAGCTGACATGCACCGCGGCCAACATAGAGCCATTTGCGGTCAACACTGGCGGCACTCTACAAGCGGCCCAATCAGGTACCTGGAGCATGACGCAGATTCCAGCCACTTCGGGTGGCGCGACGCTTGCTAAAGTGCTGAGTGCTGGCTCAACCAATGCGACCTCCGTGAAAGCATCCGCGGGTCAGGTCTATTCCTATGCCCTTGCGAATGCAAATGCCGCTTTCCGTTACGTCCACTTTTACAACAAAGCATCGGCCCCGACCGTTGGCACTGATGTCCCTGTTTTCACAGTGGGCGTCCCGCCTAACTTTGTCGCCAACTGCGACTTCAACAGCGGCACACCCTTTACAACTGGCATCGCCTATTCGATCACTACGGGCGCTGCGGACAACGACTCTGGAGCCGTCAGCGCCAACGACGTGACAGGCTTCATCCTCTACAAGTAATCAGTCGCAATTTTTGCAACTCAAAGCCCCCGCGATCGACAACGCGGGGGCTTTTCGCATGTCCGAGGGCCAGGCCACCTGGCTGGTTCTACAGAAGCAAACACCATGGGTTTCCTGAAAAGACAAGAGATGAAAGGGCGCGCCAAGAGCCGCATTGGAGAAGTCCGAGGGCAACTCTCCTACGGCGATCCTGACAGTTGGAATGACGACCTCAATGAGGCCACGGATGAGACTGCCCGACGCACTTGGTGCTACTACGTCGCGGAAAACGCGGATCTCACGAGCGGCACCGCTGATTACCCCTTACCCGCACAGATCTTCCGCATCAAGGAAGTAATTGTGAAGGATGCGGCGGGGAATATATTCCACTGCTCTGGGCGAACTCGACGCGACATGGACGCTCTTTATGGCGCATCCTGGCGCGAGAATCCAGCCACAGGAACCCCAACCTACTACATCCTTGGTGGCGGGTCAGGGACCGAGCAAATTAGCTTCTATCCAGTCCCCGACTACACCACCACGAGCAACACGGGATTCACAGTCGAAGGTTACGCCGTGCCCGCGAACTCCTGGTCCAATGAGACCGACGTTTGTCCCCTTCCCGATCGAGCCGAACAGGTTGTGATCTCCCTTGCCGCACTCAAGCGGGCGTGTCGCTTTCCGAACGACTACAAGGAACACATTCCGATCCTTTCCGCGGAAGTCACACAAAAAATGGGGCTTCTCGAAGCGGAGACGCTGAGCCTGTCCGAAGCGACCCAGGCCACGGGACGAATCACACGACGTTTTAGTGGGGGTTGGTTCTAATGCAACTCAGTGACATACGAAATCGGTCCCTCAGTCTGCTCCACGAACCGAGTGATTCAACCCTCGCCGATCTTCCAACTGGCGTAGGAGGCACCTCGACGATCGTCACGACAGCGCAGCTTAACGGCCACATTAATGACGGTGCTGCTGACATGTGCCGACGTGGTTTCCGCCTTGACGAAACAGGCACAGCCACGATCGCCACTGGCACGCAGTACGTTGCGTTCAGCAGCCTCACCACCACTGGCGGTCACACGATCCGCGGCGCTCGAACCGTGCAGTACAACGGCACCCAGCTCACCTACTACGGCCTTCCATTCTTGGAGAACCGCTACCCGACTTACCAGACCGACGCCAATGCCACTCCACTCTTCTGGTACCTCGACGGCGAGCGCGGTATCGGACTGTACCCCACTCCATCAAGCAACTCGGGCGTGGTGAAGATTGTAGGCGTAGTTGGTCAGCCCGTGCTTCTGTCAGCGGATGGCGACACTCCATCCTGGCTTCCCACCGATCGACACAACATGCTCTCGCTGTATGCGGCCTACATGGTTGCCAAGAGCGCCATCGAAGATGCTTCTATTCGGCCTCGTTCGCAGGCATGGGAAGACGAGTACGAGCAAGGCATCAGCCAGATGCTTGAGCGCTTGTGGGAGAGCGATCCTCTCACCACTGCCGTGTTCTTCCCACGACTTCCGCAGCCACCGACTTCAACGAATCCACCGACCCAATAATGCCAGCAATCCCACCACAACCGACACCAGCGGCCTATCGCCAGCAGGCGCACTTCACAGGCATCAACCTGGCAATGCCTTCGCAGGACATCGCCCCGTTTGAGGTAACCGAAGCGGTCAACGTGTTCAACGACGGCGGAGAGTATGTGACGCGTCCAGGACTCCAGGGAATGTTTTCCTCGAAGTATCCGAATCCGCTGTACTCCCCTTCTGCCTTCATCAAAGCTGACGGTACCACGTCGATTCTGTTCACCACTGGTGGAAAGCTCTACCAGGCTGCGAAGGGCGCGACTTCGGGCACTGAAGTCACACTTTCAGGCGGTGTCAGCTACAACCTCAACTCAGCTCAGGTCTTCATTCACCGCGAAGGCAAGTACGCCTACGTGATCGACGGATCGCTTAGCCTTACGGACCTGGCAATCGACGCTTCGGATTCTACGAAAGTCACGAGCGCCACCCATCCATTCCAGCCAGGCGATGTTCAGAAGAATGTCTTGGTGAGCGCAGGCACCAACTTCAACCTTGGCACCTACCGCATCACTGATGTCGACCCCGTGACTCACAAGGCGACAC